GATAATGGAAGTTATGTAATATGTGAAGTTAACTCTGCACCAGGCTTTAAAGGTATGGAACAATACACCAAGATAAATGTTGCAGAACAAATGGTAGACTATATAGAAAAGAAAGTAGGTAAATCGTAATGTATAATTATTCAGAAAAACACAATATTTTATTTGTTCATATTCCTAAAAATGCAGGAACATCTATAATCAATTCGTTGGAAATGACAAACACAGAACACTATCCATTATCAGTATTACAAGGTTATATGGACAAAGAAACTTTTGATAACGCAATCAAGATTGCGGTTATAAGAAATCCTTGGGAAAGAATGGTAAGTTATTATCGTTATAGACAATTAAAAAATCAAGACCCAAAAGATTTTCCATTTTCATATTGGTTAAGAAGTGGTTCTATTCAGTATAATATGGGAAACTTTGATATGATGCCACAATGTAAATGGTTGAACAACGTTGATTCTTTTGAGATGCCTAAATGTGTTGATTATGTTTTTAACTACGACTTACTTGATTCTCAATGGAATGAATTTTGTGAAATAGAAAAGATAAATACTAAACCACTAAAAACATTAAACACAACAGGCTCTTATCAGATAGAGAAATATTACCAAATGCTTGATGATGTAGTTTTAGTTGGACATTATTTCAGAACAGATGTTCAAAACTTTGACTTTGAATTTGGTGAAAAATCTGACTTTCCTTTATTAAAAGGTGAGAAAGAAATTAGTAAAAAAATAAATAAACGATAGTTATTGTAAAGGCGGAAACTATGAAAAAATACTTTATTATATTTGTAACATTTTTTACATTATTCAATGGATTGGTTTGGGATAAACTATTCAAAGGGTATCGTGAATATTATATAGCAACAATCGATTCATTGGAAGATGATAGAGTTAGGTTGCAATTAAAGATTGATGAATTAACAAACGGAGTTCGTTTAGACGGACTTGATGTTGTGGTTACAATGTATCACCCGGTCAGGGGACAAACTGATAGAACACCAGATATATTAGCAGACGGAACAAAGATTACAATACACAAAGCATCAGAATACAAGTATGTTGCGGTGAGTAGAAATCTATTAAAGCGTTGGGGTGGTTGGTTAGACTATGGTGACTTTATTGTATTGACTGGAACCGACGGAAAGAACGGAGTCTATCAAGTCAAAGATACAATGAACAAACGATTTGTAAATCGTATTGATATCTTAGAATCACCAGGAACCAAACCATATAAGTTTACAGATGCTAAGATTAAGAAAGCAAATTTAAATGAGGATATAAAATTTATATCAAATTAAAAAAAGTTCTTGACAACGGAACAAAAATGTTGTATATTAATATAAAAAAAAGGTTATAGAATTATGAGTAAAAAAGAATACAAGAAATACAAACAATCAGTATGGTATAAGATAGAAAGATTTTTTGATAGACACAATCATTTAATGGAGTTCATCAGAACAATATTGGCATTTGTTGTCCTATCTTTACAACTATACATTATTACGAGGTTATAATTGAGTTATACATTTGATAAATTCTCAGATGAGAAAGACTTTGACTTTGATTTAAATAAACAAAAGTTTATAGATAATATGGAAATGTTAAAGACTATGTCAGTTCAAGAACAAACTCTATATAAAAAATGGCAGGAGTTTAACAAGAGTGATAAACTTCGTTCCAAAGCAGATAAGTTAGACAAGGTCCAACAACAAATGTGGACACCAACAGATTTATATGATAAAGAAAAAACAATACAAGAAATTCAAGACTTAGACCCAATTGTAGAATACACACAAGATAATGAAACTTGGACTTTATTAAGACAAGGTATTTCATCTATGGAGTTTGTTGCAAATCCAGGTCGTAACCAAAAGTATTTTGTTAAAGATAAAATTACAAATAAATACTTGGGTGTTATTTGTATGGGTAGTGATGTTGTGTCTATTAAAGTTAGAGATGCATTTTTAGGTTGGACCAAAGAAAACAAATTAGATGATGCAAAACTACAACACACTGCAATCGGAACTTCAATTATAGCTACACAACCATTAGGTTTTAATTTCTTAGGTGGTAAATTAGTATCAGCATTGGTTACTTCTTCAACAATCAGAAACAATTGGAAAGAAGCTTATAACCAAACATTGGCTGGAATTACAACAACTGCACTATATGGTGTTCACTCACAATACAATGGAATACCACATTGGAAAACTCTTGGAGAAACTGCAGGACAAATCAATTTAAAACCAGACGATAGTATTTATTTAGTTTGGAATCAATGGTTAAAAGAAAACCACCCAGAAGAACATCACAAAGCTGTAAACGCTACAGGTCCAAAAAACAATGTAATCAATAGAATATTTAAACATCTTGGTATGAAAGCAAAAGACTATCAACACGGATTCAAAAGAGGTGTTTACTTTGCAGACATCTATGAAAATGGAAAAGAATTTTTTAGAAGTAATATAGATGAAAAAGATTTAATAATGAAAGAAAAATATCAATTAGACTATGATAGAGTTATTAATTGGTGGAAACCAAAAGCAATAAGACGATATGAAAAATTGCATTCACAAAATAGATTAAAACCAGAACAACTTTTCTACTCAGACATTATGGATATGTCGTGGGAAGAAACAAAAGAAAAATACTTAGGAGAAGTAGGTAGATGACATTAACAGAACAACAGATAACAGATAATTATAAAGACTTACGAACAATTATCAACAATACATTTACAGGAGATAGATTAGAAAAACTCAACAAAATGTATGATGACTTAGAGGATAGAATGGTAGTAGCACCAGCTAGTTCAGTAGAACATTATCATAATTCAAAAGTCGGTGGATATGTAGAACACATATTACACGTAATTAAATTCTCACAACAAATTAAAGAAGTGTGGGAACAAGCAGGAGCAACGATTGACTTCACAGATGAAGAATTAGTTTTTGCAGCTATGCATCACGATTTAGGTAAGTGTGGTGATGAATTAGGAAATGAATTCTACACACCAAATGAATCTGAATGGCATATAAAAAATCAAGGTAAGATTTACAATGTAAATCCAGATATTGAACATATGGACGTTACGGATAGAAGTTTCTTTCTATTACAACAATATGGAATTAAGTATTCTAAAGAAGAGTTCTATGGTATTAGATTGGCAGACGGAATGTATGTTGATTATAATAAACCATATCTAATGACTTCAATGCCAAGTATGATGTTAAGAACACACATACCGATTATTGTTCACCAAGCTGATATGATGGCAACTTATCTTGAAAGAGATATGTGGAGAAATGGTAACAAGAAAGATGCAAAGAAAGTTGAAAAGTCAGTAAACAAAATCAAGAAGGCGGTTGACAATGAAGTAAAAGAAAAGTTCACAAAGTCAACAGACCCTAAAGATATATTCAATGAATTGTTTGGAGAGAAAAAATGATAGGATACATATTACTAAGCATAATTATCTTGATGTTAGGTTGGACTACATTTAATCTAACAAGAAAGTCAGAACGATTAGAAACTTGGATAGAGGATTATGCACAAAGAATACAAGATACGAAACAAGTCTTAGAAGAAATAGACGCTAAGGGTAGTTTTGAAGCTGATGATGAAATTGGTGTAGTGTTTACAGCAATCAAAGAAGCAGTAGATGAAATTAATGAAATAACAGAAAAGGAGTTATAATGCCAAGAAAAGCAGCAAAGGGTTCACCAAGATATTACTTCCACCAAGGAACAGAAGATGCAATCATAAGACATAATAAAGAAACTCGTCCACATATGAGAGAGAGAATTTATAATGAACATATCAGAACACCTTTTGAGAAGTTGGCAGAAAACATTATCCACACATTTAAGTTTTATTACTTTGATGTTCCAAGCACAGATGTTATACACGAGGTTGTAAGTTTCTTGTATATGAATATGCATAAGTTTACCGAGGGTAAAGGTAAAGCATTCTCATACTTTAGTATTGTTGCTAAGAACTATTTGATTCTACACAACAACAATAATTACAAAAAACTTAAACAAACTGATGACGAGTCAGTAACTGATTACAAAAGAGATGCTCTATGGGAAACCAAAAGAGAAGATATCTTAGAGGGTAAGAAAGAGTATATGGATTTGTTCGTAGAATATTGGTCCAACAACTTGACTACCGTGTTTAAAAGAAAACAAGATATAGATGTTGCTAATTCAGTATTGTATCTTATGGAACAAAGACAGAACATTGAGAACTTTAATAAGAAAGCATTATATATTCTGATTAGAGAAATGACTGGTTCCAACACACAACACATTACTCGTGTGATAAATGTTCTAAAAAAACATCACGCAAATCTACAAAAGAATTATTTAGCTACTGGTTCGATTGAAACCAAATGGACTGGTAGTTGGGATAACCTATAAAATAAAAAAGGGGAATATTTCTATTCCCCTTTTTAATTCACCTTTATTTATTGAGTAATCCGAGTATCACAATTAGTGATATAAATCCAGCAAATCCCGCGTTAGCAAAAGTATTTACCAAACTAATCAAATTACCAACAATATCCATACCTAAGAATCCCCCTACAAATATTAACTGTACGAGAACACCTAAGCCGACTATGTGGAGTAATAGGTCTTTAATCCCAGTTACACCTTCCATAATCATTTTGATTGTGTCTTTCATTTTAGTTTCCCCCTTTAATGAATAAAAATCGGAGTTTTTCCGACTTCGTATAATAACTATAAGCAATATTTGAAAATATTAATCAATATATAAATATATATCCCTATTTTTTAACATTTCACTATTTATTGTTAGGTAAAAACTATGTCAAACGATTACGAAATATTCAAGGGTAAAACCCTATCAGATGTCTTTAAGGACATATATGATAATTCCCACACCAATAAAAAGCAATTAGAAGTATTGATGAAAGAGGTGGTCGGATTTATTAAGGACGGAGATACAGCCGTTCAGATTATACCTATGTTGAAAGAGTATTTAGAAATCAATGTAAAGAACGACGAACAACTTGTTAAGTTGGCAACAATCGTTCAAAGAATTACAGCAGCTGAAAAACGAATAACATCTGACGATAGTGAATTCGGTTTATCAGAAGCAGAAAAAGAACAACTGATGAGTGCAATAGAAACAGATGTTCAAGAGTTACAAATCAAGAAAGACGAAATAGAAAGTTCTATCAGTAAGGAAAGTTAAATGGCTTACTTTGATAAGTCTCCAGGTAGAAGTGGAGAAACCAAAGAAAAAAATACAGTTCGGTTAGAGGACAACTCTTCATCAAACAGAAAAGTTGATGAGAGATTATTGCGTCTAAAAATGAAACAATTAGTTCAGAAAGAATTCTTTCATCAAATAGAACCAGTTGAAGTAATAGAAGTTATAGAAGAATCTGATGGAAGTGGGTTTGGTAAAATCATTGGTAGATATATTTATTCAGAATACAATATATCAAAAGGTGACGCTCGTGTTAATGGAGAGTTCAAACCAATAAACTCTAACATTATACAAATGCCTTTACCAGGTGAACTTGTTATCGGTATGGAATTTAATGATTCAAGATATTACTTCTCAGCTTTGAACCCAAACACAGAAATCATAACTAATGCAAAAAGAACAAAAGATGTTAGTATTGATAAACGTGAATTTGACAAACGAACAACATTAGCAGATATAGATAGGGAGTTTGCAAACGTTTCTAATAATATTAAAGGTGTTCAAAAAGTTAATAAACAGAATGCCAGAATTGCACCTATGCCAGAAGTCAATAAACAATCTAATGTAAATCCAGGTGATACTATAATACAAGGTAGACATAATAATTATATACAACTATCATCTAACCAATCAGTAAAAAGATATCGTGGTTTTGATAACCCCGGCATAGATAGAAACGACTCTGGTAATGTCTTTATCGGTGCACACACACTCGAAACAGATTCAAATAGTATTATTCATCTTACAACAAATGAACAACCAATGTATGATGAAAGAATTCAAGTTATTGGAAGTCAAATGGAGTTATCAAATGATAATAGATATAAAATGAAGGATAGGTCACCATTTGAAAGTAAGTTTACAAACCCATCAATATTTATGAAATCAGATAGAATAGTTATGTATGCAAAAGAAGATGATATAGCTATTTTTGCTGGTAAAGGAAATGTTCATATCAAAGGAACAAAAGTTCAAATAAAAAATTCAGAACAAGTTAGTATTAGTTCAAAATCTTTTTCTCAACAAGTTCAAACAACTTATCGTTTGAAAGAAGATTTAAAATCAGGTAATGTTTTATTATTACCAAGTGGAATTGTTGAGAGAGGTAGTAAGTTAGCTCGTGACCACCGACAAAATATTTTAGAATATATTCAAACATTAAATAGTTTGATTCCAGCAGCTATTCCAGGAACAAGGTCTACACCTAATCCACTTTGGTTTAAGAATATTAAAGTAGCAATAAAAAATGCAAAAACAGCATTAGAAACAAACAAACTAATCGTAAGTTTAAAATGGTTAGACTTTGATGATTGGAAAACATATACGATTGATGAACTAAGAGAAGCTTTTAATCCTATACCAGGTATGGCAGATGTATTATCAAAACTAAGTAATTTAACAGACCTTGTAGAGGAAGTAGATAAGTTGAAAGAGGATTATGAAGTAGCAAAAGCACAATTTGAAGAATTCAAAGCTATTGCAGAAAATCCATCAGAATATTTTGAAACATTAATTTATTCAAAATTAGAGTCTTTAACTATTGACGACTTTATTCAAATGGAGGCTACACTAAATGACTTTGAAGCCAATGGTGGTGATTTAAGTTCAATCGCAAATGGTCCTGAATTAAAACAAGAGGCTGGTCAATTAAAATCCCAATATGAAGCAATTGCACAATTACCTTTCGAACAACAAGAAGATGCCAGAAAAGCCTGGAGAGATGATGCAAGAAAATTTAAGGAAAAGTGTCAAGGTGGATTTGCAAATGGATTTAGTATAAGTATAGCTGAAAAAGAAATAGATGTTTCAACAAAAGAAACCGCAGCAGTTGCAGGTGAAGCATTATCCAAAACAATGCAATCGAGTGGTGAAGCACAAAAGAATTTATAATAACAAGGAGTAGTAATGAACAAAAGTAAGTTAAAAAATATAATTGAATTAGTTGTCCGTAAAGAAGTCAAAAAACAACTGAGCGAGATATTTATTAATGAAGAAAAAGAGATTAGTTTATCAGAAACGATTTCTAAACCTAAACCTAAAAAGGTTGTCAATAAACCTAAAAAACAATACTCTAAAAACCCAGCGTTAAATGAAGTATTAAACAATACCAATCCATTAGGGTCATCAGGTCAAACTGACGAATATCCTTCATTGGGTGGTGGTGTATTAGGTAGTGATAATATGGCCGAAGTATTAGGATACGGAGATTTAGGTCGTGGACAGAATAAAGAGAAAGCGAGAGAAATGGCAGCAGTAGACACAATTAAGAAACAGGGAGTTTCAGTAGACGCAGTTCCCGAAGGTGTTCAAGATGCTTTAACTCGTGATTACTCTGGACTAATGAAAGCAATTAATAAAAAGAAAAATGGCGAAGGTAATTTTAGACCATAATGGCAACAGTAAGAGAAACAGATAGAAATAAAGATATATATGTTGGAATTAAATTTCCGTTATCCTATGGATTAAATGGATTTTTCTTTCAATCTAAAACTATATTAGAACAATCAAAATCTAATTTAAGAAATCTTTTACTCACCACACCAGGTGAGAGAGTAATGCAACCAACATTTGGTTCAGACTTAAAGTCATTTTTGTTTGTAAACTTTGACGATATATCTGCAGACTCTATTGAAGAAACAATTAGAGAAGCTGTTTCAAGACAATTACCATACATTGAAATAAACAATGTGTTTGTCGTTAAAGATGAAGTTAATTTTAATAGTATTTCTATATCAATAGAATACAATACAAAATTAGAACCCAATTCT